GTATATGACGAAGCATATGTGTCCATTTGGTATTGATCAATATATATATCTGTCGATTTACCACTTATTCTTGCCATTGCTTACTCCTCTTTATTTTTTTTTGCTTTTGGTTTTTTATTCTCTTTTAAAAATTTATTAGCAACTAGATTGTCAATGTCATATCCTTGATCAATGTCCTCTTGACCTAATTCAACAACATCTCCAACTCCAACTTTGACTTTGCCTAAGTTAAAAACTAACTTGCCTTTTAAAACTTCATAATATTTGTTTTTGTTTTCTGCCATATTTGTACTCCGATTAATCGACCATAACACTGAATTGTATTTTTGCCCCGATGAATGGAGTGCCATTAAATTCAAGCCCACCATAATCACTATATCCTGTCGTTACAATGTCTGATCCGTGTGTTGATAATGATGTTGAATGAATGAATGCAGGTATTGACCCACTGCCTGTCGGTTCAAGCAAATCATCCAATGTGTTTTGTGCCTCATCTAAATTCCCTGCTCTAGCTACAAGCAGAGTAACTTCCAAACTATGAGTCATGCCATCTGCCATCGTCTCGTTATATGTTCCCATTGTTGGCATAACCCAACAAGCAGGTAGCTCCCGAATAGAATCGGGGACTGTGTCGTACACTCTGAGATTTGATATATTATCTAGCGATGTTTGAACTGCATCTCTAATACCTTTTAAACTCATTTTTTCTTGTACTCCTTTTCAATATCATCTTTCATCACTTTGATAAATTTATCCATGCCTCTTGTTGCCTCATCAATAGCAGGTTTGAAAAATGGAATAATTCCAACTCCTCTTGGTTTCTTTGTTGTACTCATTTCTAATGGTCTTGCATAAAATAAAGGAGTGCCAATCGTTGCTTCTCTTCTGCCTGTATCAATTTTGTATGCCCAACTGTTTCTGAGATTACCTTTTGCCACAGGAGAGTTTTCTGATGCCCTTCGTCTTATATCTATTGAAACACGACTTAGAAAATCAACTTGTGGTTTTTTAATCCGATTAGTGTCGTTTAATTTTGCTGATATGCCTTGCATACCTTTGACTACAATTGCCATTGCCATTATGCCACTCTCACTTCTTTGAATGGCATTAACAATCTTCTGACATCTTGATCCATTCCGATTGATACATCGTATGGACTCATTTCTGATGCTCCAATTGTTGTTGCATAAGCAGTTAAAAATCTTTTGCTTGTTCTTGCACTCTGCATATAGAATGCTTCTGTTACTGCTTGTGGATATTTGTAAACATAAACAGTTGCTCCTGTACTGTGTGATGCTCCTGTTGTTCCATTCATACCTCTTTGCACAGTGATTGTGTTTGAACTAATACCTGTTATAAACATTTGCTCGCTATCAATTAAAATTGTTTCTCCAACATTTAAGTTTGCCCCTGCAGTTGCAGTGAATGTTGCTTCAGTTGAATTGAAACTGCCATCGTTAGTTGTTGTTGCTGACTCGTAAGGAGTAGCACTTAATCCTGTGCCATGTCCAAACATACCAACAATCTGCACTCCTCGTCTCCTGCCCGATGCAAATGATCCTGCAGTCGTATCGTCTGCCAGCTCAATCCAGCTTTTAGGGAAATTTGTGTCTCCTAAGGGAAACAACTCATAATCTGTTGTTGCAAATGTCTTTTCTGTACTCCGATCACTCTTAAGAGTTGTTAGAGTCGTTACACTTAGCAAGTCGGAGTACAAAAACAATCTGTTTCCATCTCCCCGATATTGCCGTGTCTCAGATGTGACATAAAAATATCTTCTGCAATAAGCATCAATTGATCTTGATGCCATTTTCATACTTCTTAATAATTCGTCATCGTTAGTTGTTCCCGATATTCCAAGCATTGTTTTTAAATCACTCAGATTACCATATGTGTTTCCGTCTGTTTTCATATTGTGTCACTTCTCCAATTACCAAGAGGACAATTGAGAATGCCATCTCTTTCATCAAGTGGAGCATGACCACATACAGGACAAGCCACCACCTTCTCTAAGTTCGCATTCTCAATATGCTCTCTGTTTCGATCTAAAATTGCTTTTAACTCGTCATAAGACATTTACATATGCCTCACAAAGACAGTAACAATGCAAGCCTTTGCATTGCCTAAGTTTGACACAACCAAGTCATAACTGCCTGCCTCTATAAAAACAGGAAAGTATGTACTCAATGCAGGAACAACTTGTGTGTGTGTTGAGTTTGATAAGTTTGCTCCTGTGCCTGTTAAAATGTCAACTCCGTTGCTATCATTCATTACAAGATCATAATTGTCCGATGGAGTTGTACTGTGTGGAGAATATTGCACTGCAATTATCTCTCCTTGTACCATCGGGATTGCATCAACATCAACATCTCCACTTGCATCAGATGTGCAAGTCATTTCGTATTTGCTGACTCCATTATGAGTGCTTGTGACTGTTGCTATACTTCCTGCCATTAGTTACTCTCCTTTTTTGGTCTGCCTCGTTTTTTAGTTGGAGCAGGATTGGTTTCTGCTTTAGCTTTTGGCTTTGCAGATGATGGCTTCTTAGTTCTGTTTGAACCAATGCCATTTTCAACCCATGTACCTGCTCTGTTACTTCCAAATTTGCCTTCAAACTCTGCCATATTATCTTCCTATTTGGATACATTTAATAAAGTCAATAGTGCAAGTGTTTGCAGTCGCTTCTCCTGTCAAGAAATGTATTGATGGTCTCATCTGTGTTGACGGGATGTTTGTTGTGTGTGTATTTACTAATGTACCATCAATGTAAAATTCTACATTGCCTGCAGTACCATCATAGTAAAACTCAAGTTCGATTTCAGTGTCGTCAACTAGTGTGCCTGCACTGTCATTTTGAGTTTCTGTTGATGATGCTTCAGTAACAGTTGATATACTTGCACTGCCATCAACTGATTCGAAGTACACTCCATCACTCACTCCTGCAAGGATAGTGGTATCGGTTACTGCAAGCCCAATTGCAATATCTGTCTGATCTGCATCGTTAATAGCTACCTTGCAAGCGAAGTAGACATCTTGGTCTGATGTCATTTCAAATGACTCTCCGTTTAATTGATAATTTCCACCATCATTCTCGTTCCCTGCAGTAGTGATAATCGCTTTACCACCACTTGCATCTGTTGATGCAAATGTTGTTGTTCCCGATCCTGCTTCTACTACTGTTGTTGCCCATGCTAATGGATCGCCTGTTGTGTCATCCACAGGAAGATTTACAAAATCTTCTATGTACTCAACTACATTCTCTCCAATTGCTTTTAATAATCTCTTTCTGTGTGAACCAAAGAATGCTAATGCTCCTCTGATATATCTTGAATTTGTTGCCATCGATATCTCCTATTGAATATCGGCATTTAAGCCGATGGCTTTTAATTTTAATTTTTTTCTGTAATCTGGTTTAGTAATTTTTTTATTGAGAGGGGGATATGATAAAGATCTCTGAGCTTTTGCCTTCTCTTTATTTTTTTTCTCTCTATCTGTTAACATATCCTGCTCTCAATATAAGACAATTACATTATGCCTTGTAGTAAACTTTAGAACCTGCAGTTGCAGATCCACCTTGTTCTTTCTTTCCGTGCTTTGCTCCATATCTAAGCAACACAAGTGTCACATTGTCCACTCCACTGTTGCCTGCTTCTGCCGAAGTGCCTCTGATATGAGTAAAACTGTTGTCTGCATCCATGTCCTCTGCTCTGACTTCTAAGTATGCAAAGTCGCCATCTGCATCGAGTGGACTGTCTGTATCGTAGTTGCCACCACTTGCAGAAGTTGTAAGATCTTTAACACCTGTACCACTTGAGTCGGTAGCCTGTTGGATCTTTAGAGTATCTAAATCATCTCCACTGTCCCATGTACCGATCTCAGCATACAATGTTGCTCGATCAAAGTTCTCCATTGAAACCCATCCTGTTGATAGCGATGTGCCACCAATGTCTGCAGTTTCTCCGATTGTTATTATTCCATCTTCAGAAAAGTAATTTCCCATGATAAAACTCCTAATTTAATTTTGTTTATAATTTAACTTCTTGTTGCTAATGCAACGATTGGGGATATAGTGTTTGATCCATTTGCAGGAGTCACTGCACTATCCATCCAAACTGCTCCGTCTAGTCTTTCAGTAAATCTCCAAACAGTTTGACCCGATGTGAAGTTTACATGAGGAGATGATGCGATTGTTACACCCTGTCTGTCCCCGATCACATAAAAACTGAGATCAGCATAATATATATCGCCCTTCTGTCCCAATGTTTTGCATTTCTCGGTTAAGATTAATGGTCTGCCGAAAATAGTTGCAGGTACACCATCGCTAGCATTATTTATATATACTGCTGATCCACCTGTACCAACTGCCAAGCTCATTTTCATGATCTGTGGTAGTGTGTCGGGATGTGCGATCCATACTGCATTAGCATGAGAATCGGGCATCATCCTTGAGTACATCTTAATCAGATTCTCATAAAGCAGAGTCGTTGCAGTTTGACCTGTTTCCTTCGCTACTGTTACAAGTGCATCTGAATTTAAGATTCCTTGTGGTTGTCCAACACCTGTACCATTGATGAAGCTATCTTCCTCGAAGTGTCTGATTGCATCTCCGAAGATTCCAATCAATAATGATTCTAATGCAATTGCTGAGTCGGATGCTAATTCATCTGATGCCTGTGTGTAACCTGTTAATTTTTTTGCTTTAAGTTCAAAGCTACCGAATGTCGGTTGTGATGCAGTATATGATCCTGCTTCCTCAACCCAATATCCTGTTGCTCCACCATACACATTACTTGCATGGCTTGAGTCTACGATTCTTGGTAGTTCAATTGTGTTTGATGCCATTGGTATTACTCTTGCTCTTGGTCTTACCACTGCTCCTTCAATTGAGTTTCTTAATAATTCTGCTCTGAACTCTTCGGGTACTAAGAAGCCCCCGTCTGAGCCTGTACCTTCTGACAATGCTTTCAATCTATTGTCTGAAGATATGTTTTTGTCATGTCGGTATATTGCTTGTGCAAATTCTCCGAATGACTTAAATGTCCCATTACCTGCGATGGCTTTCTTCTCTTCGCCTGCCATTGGTAATCTTTCAGAACTAACATTTGATTTTAAAAGATCATTTAAAACATTTTTTGTATCTGATTTAATTTCACTTTTAAGATCATTAAACTGTTGCTCTGTCATTGTGGATTTTATTTCATCTTGATTATCCATGATGTCATTACTCCTTATCCAGATTTAAACTCTGGATGAATTTAATTTTTTAATAATTCGTTAATTGCTTCCTGTATGCCTGTTTT